AATGGGAGTCAAAATACGAAAAACCATTCTTGGGTAAAGACGAGAAAACTAAGGAAGAAGTTCTCGACTATGTAAGAATGATGATTTTGACTCCGAATGTTCCGGAAGATGTGTTCAAGAAGCTTACTCCGGATAACATAACAGAAATTAACGATTATATTGAAGCCAAGATGACCGCAACTTGGTTCAGTGAAGCTCCTGGAGCTCCTGGTAGTCGAGATGTTATTACAGCCGAGCTCATTTACTACTGGATGATCACTTTTCAAATCCCGTTCGAGTGTGAACGATGGCATCTAAACCGGCTATTCACGTTGGTTCGGGTATGTAACATCAAACAGGCAAAGCCGAAGAAGATGAGTCGTAGTGAAATTGCTGCTCGAAATCGAGAACTTAATGCCCAACGTAGAAGGCAACTGGGTAGTAAGGGATAGAAAGGGGGTGGCATGGCGGTTCTTAAGTGGGACGAAGTTGGTGAGCGGATCTACCAGACGGGTATCGATCATGGGGTTCTCTATCTTCATGATGGAACAGTAGCGGCTTGGAACGGTTTAACCGGAGTCGAGGAGTCGTCCAACTCGGAATTGAAGTCGTTTTATCTCGATGGCGTGAAATTCCTCGAGAATTTGTCTCCAGGAGACTATTCAGGCAAGCTCAAAGCTTATACATACCCTGACGAATTCGATCGAGTCAATGGAATCGGCATTGTTGCTCCTGGAATGGAATTGAACGAGCAACCACCGAAAAGTTTCAATCTGTCGTATAGAACTATGGTTGGTAATGACATTGAAGGAACCGAGTATGGATACAAAATTCATCTTCTTTACAACATCCTTGCCAACCCTGATTCCATAGGGTTCTCTACTTCAGATGATTCGAAGATTTCTCCGGTTGAATTCAGTTGGAGTTTAACAGGAACACCTCCTAGAATCAAAAAGTTCAGACCGACAGTTCATGTAGCCATTGATTCGAACGATACACCTCCTGACATCTTGAAAATGTTGGAATCACAGCTTTATGGAACCGCTACAAGTGATCCGAGTCTTCCATCTATTCAAGATGTTGCTGAGTTCTTTGGATATCTGGGCGCACTCCTCATTGTCGATCATGGAGATGGTACTTGGTCGGCTGTCGACGAATCCGATGCTTATATTACTATGATCGATAGCACTACTTTCCAGATCGATAACGTTGATGCGACATATTTGGATGCAACTACGTATACTGTCTCATCCACAAATGTCGGCCAAGGACTTTAAGGAGGTGAAATGGCTACAATTACTGGTTTTACTGCCGACAGGATGTTGCAAATCGAAAATTCATCGGTCACTGATGGTGAAATTCGTCCGGACGGTCATCTATGGCTCATTCAACACGATGGTCATGAAATCGACGCTGGTCCTGCAATTGGTCCACCCGGACCTCAGGGACCGATGGGTCCTGCAGCAGTAAGTTCAATTCCTGGTGAGGTCAAGCTTTGGCCTGGTAGTGCACTTCCTGATCCGGCAAAGTATGGGAAATGGGTGTGGGCCGACGGAGCTATCTACGTTATCGCAACATATCCTCTAGCGGCAGCAGCAATCGCACCACAATGGCGTACTTTCGGTGGGGCTAGTGATCCTGGAGCTAATAACTTTCGTGTACCTGATATTCGTGGTTTGGTTCCGGCCGGTCTTGATGCGATGCCTGGAGGTACTCGAGCTAATCGCATGACACGTGCTGTAGCAATTACTCTAGCTGCTAAAACTGGAGAAGAAACACATATTGTAAGTGTCGGTGAGATGCCGGTTCATGCGCATACTATTACAGATCCAACACATTATCATGGTATTAATGACCCTGGGCATACACACACTGGTATCAAAGGTGCAGGCGCGACCAATACGAATATCGGTTCACAAATGGCTGTTCCGGATGCTCAACCGATGACACCTAATTCTTCTATTACCGGAATTGCTATTGCCGCAGCTTATACTGGAATCAATGGTACGAACAATAATGGTAGTGGAGGAGCTCACGAGAACGTACAGCCAACTGTCTTTGTGCCTTATATTGTAAGACTAGATGGTTGATGCGTTATGAGACTGGAACTGGCCGGAAGTTTGGTCCAACCCGATCCGATATTCATCAAGTTCAATTCTAATCAAAACTTTTTACCACAACAATACATCGATTTGGGCTATACGCATTTCGATGTTATTTGTATTGGTGGCGGCGGAGGTCAGGGTGGAGGTATTGATACCGCAAATTCAGGAACTCTCGTCCGAAGTTACGGTGGAGCGGGAGGAGGAGGGGGTTACCATCGTGTTCGTGGCCTCCTATCAGCTTTACCTGCAAGTTGTCCAGTTGTCGTTGGTGTCGGTGGAACCTTGGGAACGGAGCATGCCAGTAACCCTGCATCGACCACTAATGGTGGAGATGGAGGATATTCCGCGTTCAATGATCCATCTTGTCGAGCATCCGGAGGTAAGGGCGGATTAAGAGTACAACAAAACTCCCTGACAGTTGCTTCAGGAGCAAATGGAGGCGACGGTGGAATCGGGAATCGTACTATTGCTGGAGGTGGGGCTGCAGGAGGAACAGCTGGAACGCCAACTGCTTCTGGCCCGGGAACTCCAGGCTCAGCAGGCGCTGACGGGACATTTTTCTCGGACATTGGTAAAGGTGGAGGCGGCGGAGCAGGCGGTGTTGGTAAGTATGGATCCGGAGGTACTACTTGTAATGCGGCCACTGCCGGAGGACGTGGCTCATATAATCCTGGAGATACGTCGGTGTATGGTCCAGGAGATACTCCCCATAATGACGCAAATAGCGGATCGGCAAATGTTGTTCCGGGGGGCGCAAGCGGAGCTAAGGCTGCACCTCTCAACGGACTCCCCACTATCTATGGACAATCCAAGGGAGCGAGACTTGCTGGTGACCCAGGAACTGTAATTCTTCGACTTACCGCGGAATAATCCATGATTACCATTACACAAAAAGGTAATTTCAACAATACGGAACGATATTTGCGTAAACTGAGCCAACCCAACCTGTTTGCATTCTTGGGTAAGTACGCCACGTTGGGTCAAAACGCTCTATCGAATGCCACCCCTGTCGAATCAGGTGAGACTGCGGCGTCTTGGTATTACACGATCGAAGCACGACCAGGATATTACTCGATCAGATGGCACAATCGTCACGTTCATCACGGTATTCCTATTGCGGTGATTCTGCAGTATGGTCACGGAACCGGTACGGGCGGATACGTACAAGGCCGAGACTACATCAACCCTGCGATCAGGCCTATATTTGACCAAATCGTAGCCGAGGCAATGAGGGAGGTGACTAAAGTCTAGTGGCAACTATCGATGACAAAGTTGTAGCGATGAGCTTTGAGTCGGGCAAATTTGAATCTGGGGTTGGTAATGCAATTAGCGCTCTCGACAAGCTGAAAGCAGCTCTTCATTTCCCGGATGCAGGAAAAGGCCTGGATGATATTAACAAATCTGCTAGCCGAGTAGATCTTAGTCATATTGCCAGAGGCGTAGACGATATCAAGGGTAGATTGAGTTCCCTTGCTCTTACGGCCGTGGCTGTATTTGCGAATATTGCTTCGAAAGCTATTGCCGCAGGGGCATCACTAGTCAAGTCGATATCTATTAGTCCAATTCTAGATGGTCTACACGAGTATGAGACTCAAATTAATGCGGTCCAGGTCATTATGGGTAACACTGCGGCTGCTGGCGTTAAGCTCGACGACGTCAACAAGGCTCTGGATCAGCTGAATACATACGCCGACAAGACGATTTACAACTTTGGTCAGATGACCAAGAATGTCGGTACGTTTACTGCGGCTGGCGTAGATCTGAAGACATCGGTCGCTGCGATCAAGGGTATCGCTAACATGGCTGCACTTTCTGGTTCAAGTGCAGAGCAAGCCTCGAACGCAATGTATCAGTTGTCGCAGGCTATTTCGTCCGGAAAAGTCTCTCTGATGGACTGGAAGTCTGTCGAGAACGCAAGTATGGGTAGCGCTACGTTCAAGCGCGCTTTGGCTGAAACCGCAGTTCACATGGGTACGCTCAAGGATAATGCAGTAAAGATGATCGGCCCCATGAAGAACATCAAGATTAACGGCGAGTCTTTCCGTCAATCGATCTCTTCAGCTCCTGGAAAAGACTCATGGTTGACTTCTGATGTTCTGACGACAACATTGAAGCAGCTATCCGGCGATATGACCGATGCCCAATTGGCGGCCCAAGGTTATACCAAAGCTCAGATCAAGGGCATTCAATCTATGGCTAAAACAGCCCTCGATGCGGCTGTGACAGTCAAGACATTCAGTCAGCTTGTCAGCACTACGAAAGAGCAGCTTGGAACAGGATGGGCTTCTACATTTGAGATTATATTTGGAGATTTCGCCCAAGCTAAAGTTCTCTTTACCGGAATTTCTCAGGCTATCGGTAACTTTGTTTCCGCTTCTGCTAATGCTCGAAATAAAGTTCTGCAGAGTTGGAAAGATCTTGGTGGCCGGACAATGCTTATCGAGTCGGTCAAAACTGCGTTCCATAATCTCGGTCTTGCGATAGCTCCGATCAAGGAAGCGTTCCGGGATATTTTCCCACCAGTTACTGGACGAGATCTTCTCGACTTGACGAAGAAGTTTCAAGATTTCGCTAATGCGCTCAAGCCGAGTAAAGAGACTGTCGACAATCTCAAGCGCACTTTCCGAGGCCTCTTTGCGATTATGGACATCGGAAAGCAAATTATTAGCGGTATATTTACCGTCTTTGGTCATCTCTTCGGAGCACTTCACGGTGGTAGTGGTGGATTCCTCGAGCTTACGGGTAATATTGGCGATTGGCTGGTCAAACTCGATGAGGCGTTGAAGAAGGGTAAGGTATTTCAAAACTTCTTCGACAATCTCGGATCAATTCTCGAAAAGCCTATCAAACTGCTAGGCAACTTGTCCGGAGCAATTGCCGGTTTGTTCAGTGGAGTTGACTCCGGGGGAATTTCTGGTCAAATGTCCGGATTGGCTTCGGTTTTGGACACGGTCGGACAAGCTTGGGACAATTTCGTAAACCGGTTGAAGTCGGGACAGAATATATTG